CCCTTTTACCCCGAAGCCAGGATTAACTGCTATATTATCCATTGCTATAATGTCTTCTTTACGATATACCTTATTAGCTGACATCATTTTATCACAGAAACTACGAGATTGACCCGTTTTAGAACCTTTTATTAACCTAGTATATTTGTATCTTACTAAAAACTCAACGCCTTCTTCAGTTTTTTTCTTGCTAGTTCCGTCTTGTTCACTTTCTCGGTATGGTGTAGCCTTCCCAGTACTAACGAAATTCCAGATTTTAGCTAATAATGTGCTATCATCTTCTGTATTTAGGTCTGTTATAACCTCGTCTAATTGGTCTTCTAGCTCATAATCAACCTCTGCTTCGTGTTCTAGGTTGTAATCTGCTAATAAATCATCTTCGTCCTCGCCTAAATCTATTAATTTTTTAAGTATTTCATTACCTAAATCTTCTGGAAGTTGCTCGCTTAACTTAACGCCCGTTTCTTCTTCCATTGTTTCGCTATCCATTACGTTTTCTAAGTCTTTAAACTGTAGCGGTTGAAGCGTTTTAAAGTACAATTTAAGCGCTATCTGGTTGTAAGCTAGTATAGTATCAAATGCATCTATTAAAAGCGTCTGAAACGGCTGTATAACAGTATTTTCAAATAATAAACTAGCTGTCTTTAGCTCATCGGCATTTGAACCAAGAGAAGTTCCTTGAGTTCCAATTCCTAAAAGCATTGGAGATGTAACCCTATGCCCTACCATTATTTTTCTTGTTGCTTCTTCGCTTACAAAATTGTAAGTATTATGAGCGTCACTAATTGCTAAAGTTTCAACTGTTGCTGCTGCCTCTGGATTATCATTAAAACCAAGGACAAACTTAGCTCCAGAAGTACCCGTAAATTTCTCAGTTATTCTGTTTTCTAACATTTGACGTTCCTCAGCATTTGGCGTCCCATTGTTAAACTGTATTAACGTATTTGGGCTAAAAGAGTTCATTGTATTGTTAAGATGGAAATTCGACACGAGTTGTTCAGTCTCCGCCCACTCAAGACAACCCGAATAATCTACACTACTATAGTATTTATATCCAGCTCTGTATGGTTTAACATACATTATTTCTATGTTCTCTTTACTAAAGCCGTATGCTGGAATTCTTAAAGTGTTTCCTACGTTTTTAACCTTTGCCCAATTATCAGAATAATAATAAGCTTCTATTTCGCCTTTATCGTTACATTTTTCAGCTCTTAAGTTTTCAACTGGTATGTGTTCAACTTGTGCAATAGACTTTCTATCCTTAGAATAAATAACTTGCATAGCTGTCTGGCCCATAAGTTTAAGGTCATAACAAACCTTGCGAACCATATCCTTTTTAAGCAAAGAAATCATTTTAGCGTATTGGTCTGGCTTTTTACTTGAATTTAAAGCATCTAATCCACGCCCGTAAATCATTTGACTAATTCCGTTTATAATAGCGTTGTTTGTTGGGCTACCATTATAGCGGTCTATTAAATACTGAAAATAAGCATTATCAGCACCATAAGAAACCCATTCTTTATTGCTAGTTTCCACTATCTCGGGTGAAGTGTAAGTGCTTAAATTAACTATTCTTAAATCGTTCATATTATAATATATTCGTTACTAGCAGTGTCTTCGCTAACATACTGATTTTTATTTATTGTATAATAATCGTTACTAGTTTGGTTTATAGTTTGATTAGTACAAAAAACTTTGTCTTTATAAATTACTTCAGTGCCGTTTAAAACCTCTAAAATAAAAAAGTCATTTTCTACTAGCGTTCCAAAAATAGCGGGCAATAGTAAATAGTTTCCGTTTATTGTTGAAGTCGTACCAACAGAAACAACTACGTTTGTACTTTCGCTTCTTAGGTTAAGAGTTAAAGCACCTACGACAAATTGTCTAGGTATTACGTTAAATGTTTTATTGCCGCTTGTCTGTATTAGTTGCATATTAATATATAAAGAAAACTAAATAATTTTGTATTGTATATAAATAAAAAAAGGGCTATCCGTTAAGATAACCCCCTTTTAAACAATTAAATCAATACTTATGCTGTTGGGTCAATTTGAACCGCTGAAGCATCAGCAGTAATTACTGCAGGCGTTACAAAGTAAGGAGGTGCAGTTTCTTGAGCATTAACAGTCAGTGTGTATCCCGTTAAATCTCCCATTGCTGCACCAGTTACGATTGTGCCTCCGTTTACATCTCCGCCATTTTCCAGACCTACTAAGAAATAATTCCCGTTATAATCTTCAACAGCTACGTGAGGGCGTGCGTGAGCGATTAGTTTTAATTCTTCTTGTGTTGCTTTATCTTGAAAAGTTAAAGTCATATTTAGTGTACTATCATAAAAAGTAGTACCATTCTCTCTAGAGCTTGTGATAGCCGTTTCCATAGAAGAATTACCTTTTACGTCAAACTGAAACCAAGTTGGAGTTCCTGCAAATGCTGTTATTTCGCCAGCTACGATTGTGGCGTCCCCTAAAGTTCCAAAATCTGCAAAGTAAATAGTTTTAATACCACCTACCGCTGTTTTACAAGGTACTTTACGACCGCTTGTTATAAGACAACCCATAATTTTATAGTTTTTTTAAATAAAAAAGGGTAGGCAGAACCCACCCCTTTCTAAAATTAATTAATTAGTTATTAAGAATAAAGAACGATGTCTGTTACTTCTCCGTATTGAACTCCAGCAGTGTAACGTAAAATTACTCTTACATTCATTGAGCCGTCAACGTCTTGCATATCAATCGTGCGAGCTTCGTTAGCTTCATTTAAAAGACCAGTTCCGAAAAACAAGTTGCTTTTTTGAGCAGCTACAGCCGTACCGTTTGCCAATCCTTTAGCAACTACTAATTGAACTCCGTCAAAGAATAAACCTCCTAAAACTTGGTTGTTTCCTTTGTTGTCAAAACCATTAGCACCAACTCCAGCCGCAGCAAATCCACCTAAAGCTCTTGTGTATGCACGTGCAATATCAGAAGCTACATAAATTCTTAGGTCTTCTTTACCGTAAACAGTTGTAGGAATTGCATCTACGATACGCCCTAATTCTGTTACAATAGTTGCTGGGTCTACAGCCGCTTTTACTAAGTCTTGTGCTGCTGGTAAAGCTGCATCAGCTGCTAGTAAAGTAACAATCCCGTCAAATTCTCCTGCATTAGCAGTAACTCCTTGCCAGATATTTTTTTCTGTTTTGTCAGCTACTTTTGCAGCAACGTGTCCTAAAACAAAATCAGAGAATGAAGCTGGAAGCTCTGCATACTGAGAGTATCCCATTTCAGCTCCTTGCCAAGTTGCAAAAAGGTCTTTCTTACATAAATCTAAATTTACTTGAAATTCTTCTGGCTGTAATATTTGTTCTGTTAATGTTAAAGTCCCTTGACCCGTTTGGAAGTCACAAGATGCATCTTTAACGATATCGTCAGTAGACGCTTTTTGAATTACAGACTTAAACCTTACATTAGGCATAATTGTAATTTCTTCATTTGCTAAAGTATCTCCTGAAAGTAACGCAGCCGCGATATATTTTCCTGAAAATTCACCAGCATAACTAGTTGTAATTGCTAAACTCATTTTTATTTATTTTTAGTTGTTATTTATTAAGGTTTGATAATACTCTATCCATTGTATTGGCTTTTCTATTTGAACCAATTTTAAATTTAGATAGTGTTTTGAATGCTTCTGGATTAGAAACAATAGGCTCGGCGCTTGGCTCGTTTAATTCTGCTTGTACTTCAACTGGAATTTCTTGTGATAATTCAACAGTTAATTTGTTTCCAGCTTCAATTGCTGAAAGCTCTTCTTTTAAACCTTCTTCAGATTTAATGTCAGCAATAGCATCCTCAAGGTTTTTGATTCTAATTTCCATTCCTTTCCAATCAGCAACATCTGCTTCTTCAGCTAATTCTTCTTCCACTTCTTCTTCTCCTTCTTCTGTTTCTTCAGAAGGTACTTCGTCAGATACTTCACGAACGTCAGCTATAACACCTTCTTCTTCAACTACTAATAGTCTTGAATCTTCTAGGATATACTCTCCTACTGGCATAGCTATTTTTTCTTCGTCACTTACGATAAAGACTTCTTTACCTTCTTCAAGGCTGTCGAATTCGATAACAGTACCGTTCTCTAGCTTAGTTTGTTCTAGCTTAACTTCCTCGTTAAGATTTAAAACTTCTTTGATTTTTTCAATCACATTGTTTGACTTCATATTAATATATAATTTAGTTTAATTTAATTTGCATTTTCAAGAACTTGTTTTACCTATTCCTTGTGCTTGTAGACTTCCATCACAGCATTTTATTGAATATTTATCTTTGTCTTTACATAAGCAACCCTTACGACCTC